CAATTCACTACATTGAGTGGTGATACATATGACAGTAAATGTGCTAGACAATGTATTGATAGAATTGCTACTCATGCTGCTAAACTTATACCAAAGCATATAAAAGGAAGCATAAGCAACAACATTAAAGGAGATATTAATTATTTACTAAGTGTACAACCAAATCCTTTAATGGATACTTACAATTTTATTTACAAAACTGTTTCAATTTTAGAGAACGATAACAATGCTTTTGTTTATATAGCTAGAGATGAAACAGATTTTATAACAGGATTTTATCCAATTTTAGCACAAAACTATTTCTTATTTGAAGATGCTACAGGTAATCTATTTCTAAAATTCAAATTTATCAATGGACAAGAATATTTTTTATTATATACAGACTTAATACATTTAAGAAAATTTTATAATAAGCATGATATTTTTGGAACAAACAATAAAGTATTACAAACTGATTTAGAAACAGCACATACTGCAAACGAAGGAATAAGTAATGCGATAAAGACTACTGCTAATTTAAAAGGAATATTAAAATATAATGCTGTATTAAAACAAAAAGATATAGAAGAAAGTAAAAATGCTTTTGTTAGAGATTTCTTAAATCTAGAAAACGAAAGTGGAATTGCTGCAATGGACTCTAAAGCAGAATTTCAAGAAATAAATATGCAACCAATTACATTAGATAGTGAACAGCTAAAGCAAGTTAATTACAACATTTTTGATTATTATGGAATTTCTGAAAGCATAATAAGAAACGATTATACTTTCGAACAATGGAATGCTTTCTACGAAGGTGTAATTGAACCACTTGCAATGCAATTAAGCAATGTTTTCACTATTAAAATATTTAATAAAGAAAGTATAAAAAGAGGAAATAAAATAGTATTTACTGCAAATAGATTACAATATGCAAGTTTGACAGATAAGACAAACTTATTAAAAGTTGTAATACCAGCAGGTGTAATTAAGACAGATGAAATTAGAGAGGTATTAGACTTTGCACCTCTTGGAGGAGAAGAAGGAGAAAGAATAGTACAATCTCTAAACAATATAGATAAAGAAATAGCTAACGAATACCAAGGAGGAAAAAACAATGGAAAATAAATATTATGGTTTAGCTAATTTACGTGCATTAGAAGATGATAATAAGCAAATGATATTAGAAGGCTACGCAATTAAGTTTAATCAACCAACACAGCCAAAATTTAAAGAATTATATGGATATACAGAAATAATAAGCCCTAGAGCATTAGATGACACTGATTTGTCTGATGTACCACTTAAATACAATCATTCTGATGGAAAGGTAATATTAGCAAGAACAAGAGGAGGTACATTAAATCTTATTAAAGATGAAATAGGATTAAAAGTACTAGCAGTTTTAAATAGAAATATACCAGATCATGTATCTGTTTATGAAGCAGTAAAAAGCAAATTAATAGATAAGATGAGCTTTGGATTTTTTGCTGATGAAGATATGAACTCTTATGATGCAGAAAGTAGAACAATAACTGTTAATAGAATTACAGCATTAACAGATGTATCTGTTGTAGATATTCCTGCGTACGATTCTACAGAAGTGTATGCAAGAAATTTAAAATCTTTAGAAAATATGGATAAATCTAAAGAATTAGAAATTAAGAAAAGAAAATTAAAAGTTTTACTAAGTTTATAATACCGAAAGAGGCTAGCTGGAGAGCTAGCTTTTTCTGACTGGAGAGGAAGATAGGATTTTATATAAAACAGCTGGAGAGCTGTCATTTTTTATTTTAGGAGGAAGTTATGAGCAAAGAAGAAATACTAAAAAGAAAAGAAGAATTAAGACAATTATTAAATGAAGCCAAAACAGAAGAAGAAATAAACGAAATTGAAAAAGAGGCTAAAAAACTAGAAGAAATCGAAGAAAAACAAAAAGAAGATATCACAAAAGAAGAAGAAAGACAGTTACTAACAAAAAGTACATTAAGTCAATTAAAAAAAGATACTGAAAATTTAGAAAAAAGAAGTCTAAAAGTTAGAGAGGATGGAGAACCAATGGAAAAAGAACAAAAAAGAACATTAGCACAAGTTTTAGAAAGTTCAGAATATAGAACAGCATGGGCTAAAAAATTAATGGGAAGACCAGAAAAAGATTTTACAGAAGAAGAAAAGAGAGCATTAGGAGATGCAATCACAACAACTGATACAGAATTTGTTGCTTCTGCTGCTGAAACACAAGGAATTAACAATGGTGGACTATTTATTCCAAAATCTGTAAGAAGTGACATTATGGAAATTATAACAGATTCAAGCCCAATTTATAGAGATGTAAGAAAATTAAATGTAGCAGGAAATATTGAATTACCATATTTAGATGAAGCTGATGATGCTGAATGGTATACAGAGCTTAAAGAAACAAAAAATGAAGGACAAAAATATGGTAACTTACAATTAACTGGCTGGGAACTAGCTAAAGATGTTGAAATTACATGGAAATTAGAACAAATGGCAGTAGATAGCTTTATTCCATTTATTGTTGAAGAATTAGCAGCAAAAATGGGTATAGCTTTAGTAAATGCTATTATCTATGGAGATGGAGTAAATAAACCAAAAGGGATCACAAAAGATTTAACACCAATAAAAGAAGGAGAAACACCAATAGATAGAATAATTGCTGCATACAAATCTTTATCAACAGAGGCTAGAAGAGGAGCAAAAACATATATTTCTACAAATGTAAATATAGATATTTGTGGATACAAAGATAACAATGGAAATTATCCATTCTTACAAGGTCTTGCAACAAATAAATTAACTCCTGTTGAAGTAGACCCATACTTAAAAGATGATGACATAATCTCTGGAAACATGAGAAACTACATATTAAACGAAGTTACACCAGTTAGAGTAGATAAAGAAACAAAGATAAAACCAAGAAGAATCGTTTATGGAGGATATGCAATATATGATGGTGTAGCAAGACCAGATTATTTTGCATATAGCCAAAAAGCAGAATAGGAGGAAACTAAATGGATACTAAAGTAAAATTTTTAAAACAATTAGCACTAAAAGTGACATCTGCAACTTCTGAAGATGAAGTTGCAGGCGAAACAGTGTGTGAAGTATTAGATTATATAGTAAAGAATTATAAAGAAGGTGCTGGCAGTCAAGGACCTGCTGGACCTCAAGGCGAAAAAGGTGACAAAGGCGATACAGGTGAACAAGGCCCAAAAGGTGACAAAGGAGATACTGGAGCGGCAGGTAAAGATGGAAAAAGTGTAACAGCTATAGCTTTAACCACAGATGAAACAGGAAAAGTAACAGGAGGAACAGTAACATTTTCTGACGAGAGTACATCTGCAATAACTGTTACACAAACAGGAGTTTAGGAGAAAAATAAATGGACAAACTACTAAAACTAGCAAAACAATCTTTAAGCCTAGTTGAAACTGCAACAGCTAAAGATGAAGAAATAAAAATGTGGATAAATGCAGGAATAGCAGATCTAGAAAGGCAAGGTATCAACATTAAAAAAGATAACAGCTTAATAGATTCTGCTATTATTATGTTTGTAAAGGCTAATTTTGGCAATGTAGACATTAAAGACAAAGAGTCTGCACAGAAAGTATATAACTATCTCTGTGCTAATTTAGGTTTATCGATAGACTATAAGGTGGTTGATAAAGATGCATGATGTTGAATGTATTTTACTATCTAAAGAAATCATACAAGATGAAATAGGTGTAGAAAAAGAAATAACAAAAGAAACACCTGTACTAATTATAAAGAATGAAGAAATATATGCTAAAGAATATTATGTAGCCAACCAATCTGGATACAAACCAACCTTAAGATTAAAAATAAGTGCTTTAAATTACGAAGGACAGCAAGAACTCAAATATATGGGAATTACTTATACTATTATAAGAGCAACAGAACCTTACGCAGATGAAGTAACTTTGATTTGTGAAAGGAAGATTAAAAATGTCTAAAAGTATATCTGGAGAGATGTTAAGCAAAGAAATAATGAAAGCATTAGAAGGATATGCAGATGATATATCAGATATTGTAGAAAAAGATGCAAATGAAATAGCAAAAGAAGCCTTAAGTGCAATAAAGCAAGAATCACCCAGAGGTGCAACAGAAGAGTATTCTAAGGGCTGGAAAATTAAAAGAATAAAGAAAGTAAAAAATGTTTATTCGGTTAAATTGTACAATAAAGACCACTATCAACTTACTCATTTATTAGAGTTTGGACACGCCACAGCTGATGGAGGACATACAGAAGCACAACCACACATAAGACCAATTGAACAAGAATATGGAAAGAAGTTTGAAGATAAATTAAGAAAAGACATAGGAGGCTTAGAATGACATTAGAAGAATTAAAGCAAAGATGTATAGAGCAAGGTTTTAAATACGCATATGG